GGCCTGGTCATGACGTCGGGCAAGCTGTCCGCGTCGGCGAGCGCGGCGGCCGGGGCCGGGCCGACGAACGCGCCGACTGCCGACCAGGTGATCCCGGCGTGGCGGTCGTCGCTGACGATCGCTGCTGCGGCGATGCCGAACTTGTCGGAGTGGTCGGTGACGATCGCCCGCGCCGTGATCGTCCAGGACGGTGCGGACGGCACACAGACTCCGTACGTGATCGCGCAGGGACCGATTACCTCCGTCACCGGCAAGTACACCTTCGTCGCGATTGACGAGTCGCCGCTGACCTCGGCGATCGCCGGAACCAAGAGCGCCAACGTGCTCACCATCGACAACGGCGGCGCTACCTCCGCGGTCCGGCAGCTGGTTCTGACGATGACCAAGTGCCAGTTCACGGACCCGCAGATGAAGCGGGACCAGTCCGGGCTGATCATGTGGGACGTCAACTTCCGGGCGTTCCTCAACTCCACCGACGTGGGCGCCTCCGGCGGCCTCGCCCCGATCAAGGCCGTGTTGAAGACCGCCATCGCGGACTACACGGCATAACCCACCTATCACAGAGAGGGGCCGACGTACCCATGCGCGTTGACCTCGGCAAGAGCCGCTGGGCGGAGATCCTCGACGCGGACGAGATGCCGCACTCGACGGCCGTGGCGGTCGACAAGCTGTATCCGGTCGACCGGTCCCTGCTGACGGCCGAATGGTACGACTCCAGCCGCGACGAGCTGCTCGCCCACGTCATCACATCCTGGTCCTTCGACCAGGAGATCCCGAACGGTGACCGGGCGAAGCTCGGCTTCGTCCCCCACTCCGCTCACGATGCTCTGCTGGCCGCGACCGGCGAGCACTGGGAGGCGCTGGGTTTTACCGATCCGAAGAAGAAGAGCAGCGCCGAATCCTCGAACGACACAGCCAGTACCTCCGGCTGAAGAACCACCTGCGCGGCCTCGTCCCGGCCGGCCGGGAGCCAAGCCCGCGCAGCCTGCTGCTGCTGAAGTACGCCACGTTCGCCGAAGCGCACAACTGGACACCGGACGTGGTCGACCGGCTGCCCGCGTGGATCGCTAACGAGCTCATCAGCGTCGAGAACCTGATCCGGGAGGTGCGCGGGTGAGCTACGGCGACAACCTCAGGCGGATCGCCCGGCGGGCTGAGACAGACGGCGGCCGGGCGGCCGCGCACGCGATGGCACAGGAGGGCACGACGGCGATCAGGGACGCGCTCGGCAAGCGGTCGCATCCGCGCGGCACGAAGACTCCGGCCCCGGCCGGTGGCCCTCCTGCGCGGATCTCGGGCCGGTTGCAGGCGTCGGTTGTACCTTCGATGCCCCGCCAGGAAGGCGCGGGCGTATGGGTGGCTGACACGGGGCCGCGCGGCGTCGTCTACGCCGGCATCCAGAACAACGGCGGCACGATCCACGCCCACGGCGGCTACCTGGTGTTCTTCTACGACGGCGGCTGGCACCGGGTGAAGTCGGTGCACCTGCCGGCCCGCCCGTACCTGTCCCCTCCGGTCCGGGCCGCTCAGTCCCGGATCGACCAGGCCGGTGTGGATGCGTTCCAGCGAGCGGTTTATGGCTGACAACGAGCACGTCGAACGGTTCAAGGCCGACGTCTCCCAGTTCGTCCGGGACGTTGAGAAGGCCGCTCACGAGTCGGACCAGTTCGGCGACGCCAATGCCCGCGCTGCACTCGCCGCCCGCCGGATGGGCCTGTCGGCGCAGGAGGCCGGCCAGCGGGCCGAGCGGGCGCAGCTGGCCGCGTTCGAGGCGGCCAAGAAGCTGGAGCGCGGCGAGCTCGACGCGGCGAAGGCCGCGGAGCTCCAGGCGCGGGCAGCGTCGGCCACCGAACGCGCCGAGCTCAAGCAAGCCGAGTCCGCTCTGGCCGCGGCCAAGGCCGAAGACGAGCTCGCCAAGAACATGCGGCAGGTCGCCCGGGACGCGGCGGTGTCCGCGGGCGCGGAAAGGCTCGCGCACCTTCGGGCGGCCGGGGCGGCCAAGGACCACAACGCGCTGTTGACTCACCTGCGGCGCGAGTACAAGGACTTCGACGGCGACATCGAGAAGATGGGCACCTTCGCCTCGAACGCCTTCGACCTGGTGAAGACGGCCGGGTCGAGCGCCCTGAGCACGATCGGGTCGATGGGCCCGCTGATGATCGGCGCCATTGTGGCCGGGCTGGCGGTGTTGCCGGCTGCTGCAACGCTGGCCGGCGGTGCTATCTCCGTCGGCTTGGGTGGCGCGTTCGCTCTGGTGGGCCTGAAGGCCACGGCTGGGTCTGCGGTCGCCAAGCGTGCGATCGACGACATGTCGGCCCACACTCATGCCGTCGTCCAGGACTTCTCCAAGCCGTTCGAGCAGACCTGGGTCAACATTGCCGCCGCCGAGAAGACCGCCCTTGACGGGATGGCGCCGGACGTCAAGAACCTCTTCCAGAGCCTCGCCCCGGAGGTGTCCGGATTCGCCCAGGAGGTCGGGCACAAGATCCCCGGCGAGCTGCACAACTTCTTCGAGTCGCTAAAGGCCGACTCCGGCCCGATCATCGCCGAGCTCGGGTCGACGCTGCCAGAAGCACTCGGCCGGGCCGCTGACGGCTTGAAGCAGATCATGGATGAGGTTGCCCGGAACCCGCAGGAATTCGGCAACATGATCGCCGCAACGGGCCGTCTCGTGCAGGCGCTCGGCACGGTGATGGTCTGGCTGATCAAGGTCGGCGAGGTCTTCACCAGGCTCAACGCGACGACCGGACAGCTCGGCGCGAAGTTCCAGGAGCTCGGGCAGAAGGCAGGCTTCGCCGGGCAGCCGCTGTCGGCGCTGGGCGGCTTCATGCGCCGCTTTGACGTGTCGAGTGCGGCGGCCGGGAACACGCTGACTAACTTCGGCTCGAACCTCGCCAACGCCGCCGCCCAGGCGGGTGCGGCGGCGACAGCGACCGGGCGGCTGACGCAGGCGAACAACCAGCTGGAACAGTCGATCCAGCGAATCCTCAACCCGGCGCTGGCCTACTCCAACGACGCCATCGCGATGAAGGAATCGCAGATCCAGCTCACTGCGGCGCTGAAGGCCTCGCACGGGCAGATGGGGCTGCAGACGCAGCAGTCCCGCGCAGCGTCCTCGGCATTCAACGACCTGGCCGCCAAAGTCGCCCAGATGCGCGACGACGAGGTCAAGCTGCACGGTGCGACCTCGCCCGCGAGTCAGGCCATCAAGGATCAGGTCGCCAAGCTATGGGATCTGGCCGGGAGCAACAAGGAGGCGCAGGACAAGGTCATCCGGCTCGCCGCCGCGCTCGGCGTCACGCTGCCCAAGAGTGCCGGGACGGCCAAGAAGTCCGTCGATGGTGTCCACGGTGCGCTGAACAACCTCAAGAGCCCAGCGCCGATCGACATCAGGGTCAGCACCGCGAACGCGCTCGCTGCCGTAGCTGCCGTGCAGAGCGCGATCAACAACATCGGCCGGGCCGGCGGCGGCGTGGTCGTCCCGCCGCCGCGGTTCCGGGCCGAGGGCGGCCCGATGGCCTACGGGTACGCGGCCGGCGGCAGCCCGCGGCGCATCGACTCCGGCGGCGGCGTGTGGGGCCGCGGCTCCGGCAAGAGCGACGACGTCCCGCTGTGGGCGTCGACCGGCGAGTACGTGGTCAAGGCCGTGTCGTACGCGGCGAACAAGTCTCTGGTCGAGGCGATCAACGCGTCCAACGGCCGGCCAGTATCACTGGGCGGCGAGAAGTCCGGCTCCGTTCTCGGTCCCGGCCCGAAGAACCAGTACCTCGGCGCGATGCCGCTCGCGAGGCGCCACTACGCCGAGACGCTCACCGGGGCGTCAGGTGGCGCCAGTCAGCCGATCGTCCACGACACCAAGATCTACGTGAACGGCAATATCTGGTCTGCTGATGAGCTGCTGAATCGACTCCAAGCGCTCGCGATCGAGCGCGGCATCTCCTTCGTGCGCCCGGCGGGCCGGTAGATGGCGATCACCGTTCCGAACCAGTGGACCGGGACCGGCAGCGAGTCGGACGTCCAGATCCTGACGACGCCGACGACCGCGAACTGGCTGATCGCTGTCGTCTCCTGGCGGGTCACCGACGGCTCTGTACCGCTGGTGACGGTGGGGGACCTGCCGCGCAACCTGTGGACGCTGCTGGGAACGGAAAGCAACGCCTCGGGAAGCCATCAGATCGCGGTGTGGGCGTGCCCGCACGCGACCTATGACGGCTGGGAGTGCCTGAACGCCTACATAGCCTGCATGCAGGTCCAGGCCAGCGACGTCGGGACTGTGACGTGCTCGGTGTTCGAGGGCGCGGGTCTGTCGGACTGGCTAACGGTCGACTCGGTCACGGTCGGTACCGCGTCCGCGGCGACCACGTTCAGCGTCGTCATGCCCGGCCCGGCCGGGTCCGCGAACTGCCTCATGGTCGGGGCTGCGGCCATCGACAACGCTGCGGCGACGGTGACGGTCACCTCGGCCGGCTGGACGGCGCTCACGCAGGTGTCCCGCACGGGCCCGGACGTCAAGATGGCGCCTACCTGGCGCACGTCCACTGCGACACAGACGCCCGCCTGGTCGTCCAGTGTGGCTGCGAACTGGGTCGGCATCGCCGTCGCGATCAAAGAGGTCGGCACTGCGGTCACGCAGCCGAACGCGAACTATCCGCTGGTCCGGGCCAGGATCGGCCTCGGGTATGACGTCAGCACGCCACTCCAGCAGGTGACGTACACCAGCGTCGCCGCGATGCATCGGGCGACGCGAACGGCCCGCGGGATCCAGTACGAGCTGGGTGACGCCCAGACCGAACCCAGCTACATGCTCTTCGACGACCCGCAGGGTTCACTGGCCGGCCGACAGATCGTCTCGGCGACCGCGAACGCCGCCGGCACCACGACCACGATCAAGGTCCCGGATGCGAGCGCGACGAATCTGCTGTTCAAAGGCGACTTCTTCCAGCTCTACACCAGCGGTGGCGCGCTGAAGGAGAAGACGGTCTTCCAGGCCACCGCGCTCAGCTCGGCCGCCGGAACCACGACCATCACCTTCTCCCCGGCCGCCGCGGTCAGCACGGCCAATACCGATGTGATGACCACAACCCCGCTGGACGTGCGGACGCCCTACCTGGTGGACGCCCTGTACGGCGGGAAGTGGTATCCGTTCGCGTCCGGCTGGTGTGAACAGCCGACTACAACCCACGACGTAGAGGGGAATCAGCAGGTCGCGATCACCTGCTCGGACGTGTGGAAGGTGCTGAACGTCGCGTCGCGGACCGCGCTGGAAGGCGAGCTGCTGCGTAAGAACCCCACGCATCTGTGGAAGCTGGACGACCCGACCGGCGCCACCGCGGCCGCGAACATCTCCGGCATCAGCACCGCGCAGCTGGTGGAGACGCCCAGCAAGTTCGGGACCGGCGCGAACGGCAGCGCGGACTTCGGTACCTCGACGCAAGGTTTCGACGCGGGCAGCGGACTCCAGAGCGTCCTCGGCGACACCGGTTCGGCGTGGCGGCAGACGGGCCTCACCTCGGGCGAGATCGCGACGCAGGGGTGGGCGCTGGTCGCCAACGACACCGGATTCCCGTCGATCAGCAGCGGTGTGACGGTCTTCGGGATGAACATCCAGGTTCTCTCGGACCGGTCGGTGATCACGGCGGGGACACTCGATCCGACCCTGCTGATCCTGCGGAACGCCGACCCGGGCAACGGGGTAGCCCAGGGCTCCGTCATCAAGATCTCCATCGACAAGACGTCGGTGACCTACAAGGTGACGGTGTGGGACAAGAGCAGCCACGCGACCACGACGACGGGCAGCACCGGGCAGCCGTCGGCGTCGTGGCTCACATGGGCGCTGGCGTTCGATCAGACGTCATGGATCCTCTACAACGGCGGCAGCCAGGTCGCCTCCGGCAGCGCCAACCTGGTCCCGGTGTTCACGCAGCTCAGCGTCGGCGGCGAAGCCGACCAGTTCAATACCGGCCGCTTCTGGAATGCCGTTCATACCGACATCGCCGTCTATCCGCGCAAGCTATCGGCCACCGAGATCAGCCACCTGGAGTCGCTGAACTTCCAAGGCCACTACGGCGGCGAGACCATCGACAGCTACATGGTCCGCAAGCTCAACTCGGCCGGCTGGCAAGGCGCCCGGATCATCGCTTCCAGCGGCCTGTCCGTCGGCACTGAGCCGACCGACACCAACAGCATTGTCGGGAAGCTGTCCACCGCGGCGGGCTACGACGACGGGCTTGCGTTCCCGGACGCTTCCGGACAGATCCAGTACCGGCCGCGGCTCCAGTCCTACCACCAGACATCGCGGGCAACGCTCGGCGAGCTGACCGCGTCGGGGGAGATCCCGTACCAGCGCGGCATCTCGTTCTCGCCGAGCCCGAGCTACCTCTACAACCTGATCAGGATCAGCAACGTCCTGCTCACGGTCGCCAGCAACGCGTTCGTGCTCGCCTCGTCGACCGCGGTGGCCGCAGACACGGCCAGCATCAGGAAGTACGGCGGCAAGACCGCCCTCCCGTTCGACCGGGAGGTGCGCCTGCTGTCGCAGGCGGACGCCTTCGCTCTGGCGTGCTGGTTCCTGTCCAGGTTCGCGACTCCGATCCGGCGCGTCGACAAGGTCACGATCGACGCGGCCTCGGCGGCCGCGTCCGCGCCGGGTGTGTGGGCATTCGTGCTCGGCGCCGAGGTCGGCGATTTGGTGACGGTGAACCGGCGGCCTGTCGGCGCGCCGAGCACGAGCCAGCTCTACCGGGTGCTCAGGGTCGAGAACGACCAGGCCGCGGGGAAGTGGCTGACGACGCTGACGCTCGGCGTCGCTCCGGCCACGTCTCTGATCGTCGGTGACCCGGTGAAGGGCATCCTCGGCAGCAACAGCATGGCCGCCTGATGACGACCGTCCTGAACCTGACGATGCCGTCCGGGCAGGTACTTCCGGCGCCCGCCACGCCCCACACCTGGATCGAGAAGGCGACCGGGGTGTACGGCGACCCGCTCCAGGCCAAGCTCATGGAGTCCAGCGTCGCCATGGCGGTCGCCTTCCACCGGCAACGGCCGCTCATGCAGGGCGTCGCGACCGTCACCACGTCGCTCACCTCATCGACGTGGACTCCGCTGCCGCTGGCCGAGCTATGCGACAACGTGGCCGGCCACTCCGACGTGTCGAACGTGTCCCGCTGGTTCATGCCGGCGGCGGCCACCTCTAACAACTGGTGGCTGTGCACGGGCTTGGTCCCGGTCAACACGTCCTCGGTGTCGACGGTGGCGATCGCGGGCCTGCGGATCAACGGGGGCGGCGTCCAGGAAGGCGCCAAGATCCCCGGCGGCGGCCACAACGGCATCACCCCGATGACCGTCGACCTGCTCCAGATGACGGCAGGCGACTACATCGAGTTGATGGCGTATCAGAACTCCGGCGGCTCCGTCAGTACGATCATCTCCGGCCGGGCGGCGACGCTGACCCTGCGGTGGGCGTGCGCCGGCACCGGGACCACGGTGGCTCTGCCGTCGACTCCGCGGACGTGGCTGGCCGCCGATGCGATCACTGCGGACTCGACCGGCGGCGCGAACGTCCCGCTCAACCTGCACATCCGCGACGTCATCCGGTGGCTGAACTACCCGGCCATCGCCAAGGTGACCGCGTCCGGCACGACGCAGACGATCGCGTCCGGTGTCGGCACCTGGACAAGCCTTCAGATGCCCGCCTCCACCGTCGACAACTACGGCATGTGGTCGTCCGGCGCGAACACGAAACTCACCTGCCAGCGCGCTGGCTTGTACCTGGTGGCCGGGCTCGCGTCCATCCAGGAAGGCTCCTCCAACACCGGGTACCGCGCGGCTCGCCTGCTCCACACCATCGCGGCGGGCGGCTCCGCCACCTACGCCGGCACCGTGTCCGTCCCGGCGACCACGTCCACGATCGGGACGGCCATTCAGGTGGTGCACCTGATCCGGATGGCGGTGAACGACACGGTGGAGCTCCAGGCCTCCCACAACCAGGGCTCGTCGCTGAACGCCGGTACCGCGTCCCGGCTGATCGCCGTGTGGCGGTCGCTGTGACACTCCAGCCGCCCCCGATCCCGGTGTTCATCGCGGGGACGCCGGGCGCCCAGATGCCGGGCACGATGAACAGCCTCGTCCGGGACCCGCTGACGTTCCTGCTCGCCCCGCCGGTCGTGCGGCTACGGCGGACCGGCGCGCTGACCGTGGCCGAGAACACCCACCAGTTCATCGCGTTCGACACCGCCGACGAGGACACCTATTCGGGCTGGTCGGGTGGTTCACCCACCAGGTACACCGTGCAGGCGGCCGGCTGGTATGAGGTGACGGTGACCGCGTCGCTGTCGGGGACGGGCGCGTCGGGGATGCTGCTCGCCGCGAGCCTGGCGGTGAACGGCAACAGCCATACCGGGGTGAGTTCGGGTGGCGGCTGGGAGGGCGCGACGGCCTACACCTCGACGGGCGCCTCGACGCAGCCGAAGGTCGTGAACTCGCGGCATGAGGTGTACGCGAACGTGTCCGACTACATGCAGCTCGACCTTTGGTACTCGACCGAATCGGCGATCACCGCTGTGGACACCACGGCAGGGCTGGAGTGTTCCCTGCGCGCCGTCTGGACCGGGGTGTGAGGGGGCCGAGTGCCTGATGCGCCGACCCTGTGGGATCTCCAGCGCCTCATCGAGCGGAATCACAACGATTCGCGCGAGGACATCCTCGACCTCAAGGCGCAGGCCGCCCGGGACTCGGCGAACCTGGCCGCGCAGCTGGAACGGTTCGTGCTCCGCGAGGTGTATGAGGCGCGGGAGGCCGCGATGCTCCTGCGGATCACCAACCTGGAGCAGCAGGCGAAGGATGCCCGGGCCGCGGTGCGCAGCGCGACCTACGCGGCGATCGCGTCGGTCATCGCGACGATTGTGGCGGCGATCATCATGGGTTACCTGACCAAGGGCGGCCACTGATGGCGCTCCGGCCGCGCGGGCGGGACATCGCCGTCATCGTCGGCGTCATCGCGATCGTCATCGCGGTCACCTGGACGGCGGCGCTGGTGTCGCGGACGTCCGCGGAGAATGACCAGCTGCGCCAGGACGTGAGCACGCTCGCGCAGCAGGTGCGGCAGCTCGGCGGTACGCCGCACGTCTCGCCGTCGGCCGGCCCGGCTGGTGCGTCCGGTAGCCCTGGCGCCCCGGGTCAGCCTGGTGCTGCTGGCGCGTCTGGCCGCCCGGGCTCCGCCGGCTCCCCTGGTTCTCCTGGCTCGACGGGCGCTACCGGCAAGACGGGTCCGTCCGGCTCCCCGGGAGGTCCTGGCCCGTCGGGTGCTCAGGGCCCCGCGGGGCCGCCGGGAAAAGACGGCCAGGACGGTAAGGACGGCGCCACCGGGCCGCAGGGCGACACGGGCCAGACCGGGCCGCCGCCGTCGTCCTGGACCTTCACCTACCTGGGCGTCACCTACGTCTGCTCGCCGGACTCCGCGGGCGCGACCACCTACACCTGCTCGCCGTCCGGTACGGCGCTGTCCCGGAAGAACTGAGGAGACCATGACGTTCGGTGTGGATTTCGCCTGGCATGGCGACATTGGCGCGCTGATCAAGGCGTTGAAGGCGGCGAACGTCACGTTCGTGTGCCGCTACCTCTCCCACAGCTCCGGCAAGAACCTGACGCTCGACGAGGCGAAGGCCTTCTCCGCGGCCGGGATCAACATCGTCGTCGTCTGGGAGACCACGGCGGACCGGGCGCTCGCCGGCCACGCCGCCGGCGCGCAGGACGCCCGTGACGCGGCGGCAGAGGCGAAGGCGTGCGGGATGCCGGACGGCCGCCCCATCTACTTCGCCGTGGACTTCGACGCCTCGGCGGGCCAGCAGGCGGCGATCAACGCCTACCTGGACGGCGCGGCCAGTGCCATCACCAAGGCCCGCACCGGCATCTACGGCGGCTACAACCCGGTGAAGCGCGCCCTCGACGGCGGGCATTGTGCATGGGCCTGGCAGACCTACGCCTGGTCCGGCGGCCGCTGGGATTCGCGGGCGCAAATCCAGCAGTACTCCAATGACCACACGATCGGCGGTGTGGGTCTGGACTATGACCGGTCCGAGGCCGCCGACTTCGGGCAGTGGCGGATCGGCTGGACGCCGTCCGACCAGCCTTCCCCTCACCCCGACCCGACACCCACGGAGGAAGACATG